CCCAGCACTCCCACCACTTCCTCCATCATAAACACTATCTCCTCCTTTTCCTCCATTAACTCCGTCTGTCCCTTCCACCCCCAAGCTCTTTACAGCATCATTTCCAGCTCCGCCAGATACACCATTATTACCAAAAGTACTACTCCCTCCCCCACTTCCCCCGTCTCCACCTGCTATCCCTGCGAGACTCCCTGGAATTGAACCTTCCGCAAGAGCTGCTCCACCCGCGCCTCCGGTTCCGCGTGTTACACCTGAAGCATTATTTCCATTAGTTCCAGCATTTCCATCTCGCTGTATCCGGCAAGTAGCGTCTATTGTCAAAGTATTTTGAACAAAAATTCTATATCCACCTGGATTAAGCCAAACATTAGTTCCACTTATAGTAAGATTACTATAATACATATCGTGAGTTAATTGTGTATTTGTAGTAATAGTAACATCTCCGGCATTTCCATCTCCATATATTTCTTCAAATAAAAGCGGAGAACCATTTATTGCTGTTGTAGTTATTTCTCCGTTCTCAGTACTTATATTTAAAACATCTCCCGCAATAATAACCTTTGTTCCATCAAATTGAAAATACTGATTTACTCCATTTCCGACATACGCTCTCGGAGTTCCGGCGTTGTATTGAAGTTGAATGCCTTGATTTCCAAAGGTAGCATCGTTTATGCTTATAGCCTTATTAGAACTATCTAAAATAATGTTAGTCGCTCCGCCAGCCAAGGTTGTTGCTCCGATTGTAAAACCGCCGATATTTCCCGTCGGGGCTGATAACGCCCCCGCGAAAGTCGCCGCCCCTGTCGTTCCGTCAAGGGTAATCGTCGGCACTCCGGCAACGGCGAAGACTATTCCGCCTTTATGGAACACTCCGCCCGTTCCGCCCGTTATCGCCCCCGTGGTGGCGTTCCAAGTAATAGTTCCGCACTTTAAAGAACCGGAATAATCAGCAGAACCAAAAGCAAAATCGCTTAAAATATTTTTAGCGGAAGTGTCTAATCTAATGTTTATAATATCGTTGACTAAGTTTCCAGATGAATTTATCGCCGCCGCTATCGTGGCTGTGCTTCGTGAGGAGATTGTTCCGACAAAATCATAACTGCCGTCTGCTATCGTATATTTTAGTTTCGTAGCGTCTAGGGCTGCTCCGATATACATTCCTTCACTCCCAAAATAATACCCAGCATTTGTGGAGTCCGTGAAACTTGTCTTGCCATACTTAAAGGTGCCACCAGATAAAGTAATACCGACAAATTCTGCCGTGCCGTCTCCCTTTATCTGCCAACCAGTAGAACCCGTGACGAACCCCGTGGATTGAAGATACTCGCTTACCCGAATTGAACCCGCCAAAAGTTTAGAGACATTTAAGGACTCTATCTTTTGTCCATTTAATCCGCTGTCTGGTATCTTTTGGTCGGTATTCAAAACCTGTTCGTCAACTATGGCGAAAGGTTTGCGGTGAAATTGTGAAAATCCTAAAGATTCTAGAGACGGCATTATAATTATTTTATTTCTTTATCAATTTTTTCTAAAACACTAAATCCGAATAGTGAAAAGTAAGGATTAGTTGAGTTCTCTACGCCCTCAATTTGAATAAAGTTTCCTGCCGAGGGATTACACTGAAACTCATTGATAACTTTTGAAAGCGTCCCTAACTTATCAAAGCCCTTTAAGGTCAAGGCGTTTCGGTCATATACCGCCGCCTTTAACATTAACCCCTGCGCGCGGTCGGAATAGGCAACAATCTTGTCTATTTTTTTTGTGTTAAACGGAGTTCCAAAAGACATCGCCCCCGTTTGAAACCAAGCGTGGATGGGTTGTCCGTCGTCTGAACTCACGAAAGTTGCGTCCGTGTATTTGCCTCGCTTGTGAACCTCGCCGTCGGTCGCTCCCATAAAGAGGTAATCCTCGCCACCTGTATAAAACTTAGCTAAAATTGAAAGTGTGTCATAGTATTCCTCAACTCTCCAAGTGCCGGTCGGAATGTTAAAAACCACGGCACAATTAGAATACGTGACTCCATTGACCGTCACACTTCCAAGATAGAGGTAATATTCCTCATCAATTATCTCGGCAAAGACGGAGGTCATATCAGCCGAACGGATATAATCGGCAATTCTTCCCGAGATGTTCTCTGGAAAGCCCCCAGTTGAAACCCAAACCCCGTCCATATTCGCAAAGAACATATACGCCCCGTGATTTTTAATCGTGCGATGGTTAGAACATCCGATGTCCCAAACCTTGCCCTTTGTATCAAATGTCCACATATAAGCGGAATACTCGGTAAAAACCATTAACCTATCCCAATTTTGCTCCATTCCTGTTATCCCTTCCGAGTAATCAATGTCAAAGAAGTCAGAAGCCGTCGTCCAGGTAATCGCACCTGCCGTCGGGGTAGAGGAATAATAAACCCTGTAAGGCTGTGCCGAGACATTAAAACAATTAGCGATATAGATTCTGTCTCTATATCTCTTAATGTATTTTGCCGTCGGCATTGAGGTCGTGTTTGTAGTTCCAAAAGTCGTTCCCGTAAGAGTGGCGTTCGGCAAGAAGACCCCGTCGGTTGAATCGTATCCAACCATAAAGCAATACCCGATAAAGTCCTCCATTTCCACCTTACAATCTTCGTAGGTATTCCAAGCCGTCTCGGCGTCCGTCAATTCCGTCCACGCCCCACCCGTTGAATAGAATAACTGCAAAGCCGTGCCAGCTGAGTTATTGCAAGTCGCCAGCATTTTCTGAACCGATGCCGACTGTCTGAAGTTATGAAGCCCCGTGATTGACTTACTCGCCTGTAAGGTATCTCCGATTTGCGAGTAACCAGGACGCTTCAAGATTGTTCCCATCTTATAAGAGGTGACAACGTTATCTTGAACTGAGAGGGCATTCTCAGGAACGCTCAACAGAGAGACATCAGAATAAAGTCCTTGGATAAAGTTTAGGTATGAGTAGGGTGTTTTCATAATCTAATCATTCTCTATAATATTTCTATTGGAATAAGGCACTGGGTCATAATCTATGTCGTAATAGGATTGGCTTTGGAGTGTCGGTAGTCCGTCCTTCATCGCTTCCATTTCAAGTTTCTGATTAAAGATACCGAGCAAGTAATTACTCTGTTCTAAGTTTCCTTTCCGAGCCTCAATCCGTGAGCCGATGTAATACTTCGCGAGGTGCGGAAAGGTAATCTCGGTAGTATCTGACCAACTATCAAAGCGGGTGAGTGCCTTTAAGTATCTGAATTTTAGTTTTTGTCCAGCATAGTCCTCATCAACTGGTCGGTCTAATAATATCTTGCCGTTAAAAATAGTGTAATTTTTAGGAAGCCCAGGCGAGATGTTTTGCCAAACCGAGGCGTCAACGGCGTGAGTTTCCGTAATCGCCCCCGTCCCACTTGCGGGTATCCCCGACAATACACCCGTTGCTTCGGCATTAGCTGTGTAGGTAACCGCATCGCCGCCGACATAAACAGTTCCACTTTCGGCAAACTCATAAGTATCGTCAAGGGTTAAAGTAGTATCGCCAGCAGACGCGGCAGAGGCGACATAAGTTTTAATGCAATCCTCCATATCATCGTCAAAGGTAGAGACATCCTTAGGGTCCAATACCTTCGTCCCCAGTTTTACATTCAAGATACCTTGCTTTGAGTTTGGATATTTAAGGGCATAGGTAAGTCCAGATAAGGCGTACTCATTTTCATTTTCCGTAGTTGCTATTGAGGTGTCGTTTTTTACTAACTCAAAGCTCCAATCCTTTGACAACCCGTTGGCGGTTGCATAGTGTTTTACTTCATCTTGAAAATCGTTTGCTAATGTTAAAAGCCATTCACGGGTAATCAGTTGCCCGTCTATCTCGGCATTGACTTCATTTAACCCAGAGGTTATCATCTCGCCTGCGGTTGTATAACCTAACCCTGCCGCTACCACATAATCTGACGCTGAACTCTCAGTCGTGCCGTCGTAGAAGGTAGCGTAGTAATAAGCGTAAGCGGTGTCGGTCGTGATTAAGTTAATCTCGGTATAGGGCTTATCCCACTGGATATTTACCCCGCTTGTCGTTGAGGCGATGACCGTTCCCGTTCCGCCGTCGGTCGCCGCTCCGTAAATTTTAATCTTGCGCTCCAAAATTCTCGTGACGGGCGTGTGTATCTCGTGACTAAATTTAGTCGTGTTTGTAATCGTAAGAGAAGTTCCTCTCGTGACCGCTCCGTTGACATCACACTCCTCGGTCTTTGCGTCTCCGATCTCTCCTAAGATAAACCAATCATCATCAGCAAAGCCGTCATTATCTCCCACGGTCAATGCAGTCGCTGCCGCCGTAAAAGGCGCGGTTAAAAAAGATTTTCTATAGCCAGAAATGTCTGGGTGTTTCACTCGTATCGTAGAGTTTTTAATTTCTACAATTTGAGGTTTTGTTAAACTTTTTGCTGTTGACATATTTTATATAAATACGCGGGCAAGGCGTTTAGTTATTTAGAAGTAAAAATTTTTATTACCGAATGGCGTTTTTATCTGAAATGTTCCGGTAGTCCAATTTGGATTAAAAAATCCAGTAAGATTTACGGTGGAGTCGTGTAAATTTCCCCAAATTAAACTTAATTCTTGTGCCACCTTTGATTTTCGCATTCGTTCTTCAATCGCAGAAAAATCTCCTTTATCTAAATTAGCAAGATTTAACTTAATAATCCTTCGTTTTTCTTCCCGTTCAGCAATTTCTCTTTTAAGTTGCTCGTCTTGTTCAAGTTGACTCTGTTTGTAAGCCCGAACCTGCGTTTTAAGTTCCGTAAGTTCCGCTTCCGTAATTTCTT